AAGGCGTGCAGGTCAAGATCCCTTATGAGACGGGCATGAATCCTTACTCAGGACTCACTGACTTGGCAGAAAAGAAAGGCCTGTTGAAAAAGGATGGCAACAGGCTCATGTTCATCACTAGCGATGGTGAGATCATCAAATACTTCCGCAAGGGTTGGGAAGCCAACGAAGATGGTTGCTTGGACAAGCTCATGGTAGACTTCCGAAATCAGAAAACAGAGGTAAGTAACTCTGACACTGACTCGGAGGAAAACTAATGCAACACCTAGCAAGTGAAATTTGGAGCGAACTCAAACGCTATATCAACACCGTGGATCGTGATGAAGCAGCAGAAACACTAGTATCTGTGCTGGTGGATCACGACATAAATGCTGATGACATCCGCGATGCGTTCAAAGGAGATAGCGAAGTCAAACGTGCATTGACCAGCTATCTCGATGACGCAGATGAATCCGAAGAATACGACGAAGAATACGAAGATGATGAGGATTGATGTCAGATATTGAAAGAGATTACTATTGTAATTACAAGTTCAAGTTTTTGAAACTTGATCTCACTAAAACTACAATATACACCTGTGATGCCGCCAAGCCTACTACCATAGACATTGATTGGCTCAAGCACAATCCAGGGCAATCTTTCAACAATGAAATCACGGTACAGGATCGTAGATTGATGTTGCAAAACATCAGGAATCCCAACTGCGAACAAAATTGTTGGCCAGCCGAGGACAAAGGTTCAATGAGTCCAAGACTGCACAGGTGTGGTAATCTAAAAACTCATACTGACATCATCCAAACACCCGAAATCATCGACTTGACCACAAATTCCGAATGTAATTTAACTTGCTCATACTGTTGCAAAGAATACAGTAGCAGCTGGAGGAAAGACATCATTGACAATGGTGATTATCAAATCACCGGACATAGCGACAGATATCAATTGACAAATAAAGATCGTATACTGGCCAAATGCAGCCAGAACGAAATTAGAACGTCTAAAAACTATCAGCTATTACTCAATGAAATCAGACTATATGCCCCAACTCTCAAGAAATTGATCGTAACTGGTGGCGAGCCTTTGTTGGACAATCATCTAGTAGACAGCCTTGACAGCCTTCCACTTGATGCACAGATCGAGTTTGATATGTTTTCAGGTCTGGGTCTAAGTATGTCTCGATTTGTTAGGCTCCTAGACAAACTAGAATCACTCAGCCGCAAGTATGAAAATTTCCGCATGAAGATCAGTGCAGAATCAACGGGCAAAATCTATGAGTTTAACAGGTATGGCAATACCTGGTCGGACTTTGAACACAAGATTGGATTGTTGCGGCAGCGAGGAATAAAATTTGACTTCCACGGAGTGATATCAAATCTCACATTGTTCGGATACTGCGATTTTTCCAAGATGTTTAGACAGACTGGATTCACCATAGACTTCCTACATCAACCACACATGTTGTCTGCCCATGTATTAGATGACACCAGCAAAAACATGTTGCGCAAACACTTAAACGATCTAGATGATGAACATGTTGCGTCACTGCTGAAAGCCATTGACCCAGAACCAACACAGCTTGAACGATTGAATCTGAAAGAATTTTTGTTGGAATTCACTAGACGTAGACCTGATCTATCGCTGACTATATTTCCTGAATCTTTCTTGAAATGGATACAGTGAAGAAAATAATCAGCATCGAGCCCAGTGATCCTGTATTTTCGATCAACTGGAGCTTGAGTCGCCGCTGTAACTATGACTGTATGTATTGTCCATCGAGACTACATGATGATCATAGTCCGCACCTGAGTCTTGATCAATTACAGAGATATTGGATAGACATAGAAAGAAAAACCTCACATCAAGGACTCGAATACAAGATCTCTTTTAGTGGTGGTGAGCCCACTGGCAATCGTGATTTTTTGCCTTTCTTGTCATGGCTGAAACAAAATTATGGTCACAGCATCAACAAGATCCTGCTGACCACCAACGGTAGCGCCACATATGGCCACTATAAAAAATTATTTGATCTGGTGGACAATATTTCATTCAGCACACATTCAGAACACATGGATGAACAAAAGTTTTTTGATATGGTGATACGTTTACATGAAACCATAGCACCATCCAAATTCATCCACGTAAATATCATGGATGAATTCTGGAATCAAGATCGTATTCCTTATTATCAAAAACTATTGACCGATCATGATATCAGTTATAACATAAACAAAATTGATTACTCGTCCCAGACCAGGAACTATCCTATAATCAAAGGAAAAAGAAATCTTGCAATTAGCTAATCAAAGATTTTATAATTGTATAGCAACCACTGATGATGGCACTGAATATCGTCTCGATGCCAATTGGTTGCACAACAATGATCTTGACAGTTGGCAAGATTGGAATTGTTCAGCAGGATCGCTTAGGATTTCTATCGAAAATGATGGAAATGTTTACAGTGGACAATGCTTGAACGATCATCTAGGACATGTTGATACAGGATGGGAATTACTGCAACAGCCCACCAAATGCAAAAAAACAAGATGCAGTGGATGCACCGACGATCTAACAGTAAAAAAGGAACTCAATGTGGTATAGCCGCGTAGTATCCAATCTTGGATGCATCCCTGACTTCATAGCCCACTATGAGCGTGAGCTTGAGGATGCCAAACGAGATTGCCGCATAGGTGGCATAGTAGAGAAAAACATCTCTGCCTTGCCTGGTATCACTGAGCAACGATTCAACCAGCTGCAAGAGATTGAGGCTGTGTTGAACTATCTCAACATCCAGCTGCGCAAGATACGGCGTCGACATTTCCAGAAATACCTAGAGGCCTATGCCCGCGCACTCACCAGCAGGGACGCTGAAAAGTATGTGGATGGCGAGGATGAAGTGATCGACTTTGAGACCATCATCAACGAAGTGGCCTTGCTGCGCAATCGTTGGTTGGGTATCATGAAGGGCCTGGACACCAAACAATGGCAGATGGGGCATATCGTGCGCCTGCGCACAGCGGGCATGGAAGATATTTCGGTATGAGACCAGGAAAGATACTGCTCGATGTGCCAAAGACCTATGTGAGCAAGCATGATCGTGGCCGCCGCGAACTGTTCTTGAATGATCTTGTGCAGCATCATGGTTGGACATCAGGTGCCGAGATCGGTGTGAGATTTGGCCGCACCTTGTTCTGCTTGCTGGACAACAATCCGCAGTTGAACATGTGGGCAGTGGATCGAGACATCGCACAATTCCACAACGCCCAGGTGCAAAGTCAATATGGTGCTAGGCTCCAGGTGTTAGCGGGCACCAGTTGGGATATGGCTGCACAGGTGCCCGATCAGAGCCTGGACTTCTTTTTCATTGATGCTGGACATGGCTACAAATCAGTGCGCCGCGATCTAGAAGCCTGGATACCCAAATTGAAAAGCACAGGTTGGTTCATTGGCCATGACATAAATTTTCCAGCAGTGAATCGTGCTGTGGTGGATCAATTTGGACGTTACGAAGTGGGCCCAGACAACGTGTGGTTCCTGAGCCCCAACAACGACTACAGCATGCTCAAAAAATTGTAATCTGGTAAAACGTTCATACATAACTCATAAGGAGTCGTGTATGAAACCCACCGCATTCGTAACAGGCATGACCGGACAGGATGGTCCCTACTTGGCCAAACTGCTGATCGAAAAAGGCTATCAAGTGTATGGCCTGGTCAAACGCTATTCAAACCCCAACCTGGACAACATCCGCTTCTTGGGAATCGAAAATGATATCGAGTTGGTCACAGGCGATATCACGGACGAAAACAGCATGAATCATCTCATGCGCAGCCTACAACCCCAAGAAGTATACAATCTAGCAGCACAGAGCTTTGTGGGCATCAGCTGGGATCTAAACAAGCTGACCACAGAAGTCAACAGCATGGGACCACTCAACATGCTGAACGCCATTCGCGCACACAGCCCAAACACTAGATTCTATCAAGCCAGCACCAGTGAGATGTTTGGCAATGCCACAGAGCCTGGCCGCCAAGGTGAAACCACACCATTCCGTCCACGCAGTCCCTATGGCGTCAGCAAACTGTATTCGCATTGGATGACTGTAAACTTTCGTGAAAGCTATAGCCTCTATGCCTGCTCGGGCATCTTGTTCAATCACGAAAGCCCGTTGCGTGGACGTGAGTTCGTTACACGCAAGGTCACCGACGGTGTGGCACGCATCAAACTGGGCCTAGCAGATTCTATCACCTTGGGAAACTTGGATGCTGCCCGTGACTGGGGATTCGCAGGTGACTTTGTGGAAGCCATGTGGCTTATGCTGCAACAACCTGAAGCCCGTGATTATGTGATCGCCACAGGCGAACAACATACCATCCGCGAACTGTTGGACACAGCGTTCCGGCATGTGGGCATCCAGGACTGGGAACCCATGGTCAAGAGTGATCCTAGATTCAAGCGCCCTGCTGAACTCTACAGTCTGTGTGGAGACAGCACCAGGGCTAGAGAATTGTTGAATTGGACACCACGCACATCATTCACCAGCATGATACATGGCATGGTGGATGCTGATCTAGCTCGCTTGCGAACCCAGCAACCGTAACAAAGGCTCACCAGTTTCGATCTCGGCCTGGGTCCATTCTGTGTGAGCCAACTGTTCCAACCACTCAGTGCGGTCAGGCCGCACAGGATCCTCTATCGCAGCTAGATCTAGATTGCCCACAGGTGCTGCCAGGCTTGAGGCGCCAACAAACGCAGGCACGCCATTGAGTATGGCCTGCGACCCGGGACCACTGTTCCAGTTCACCACAGCCCAAGCATCCTGCAAGCATCGATCATAATCAAAGCCATCATATGTGCCGGGGATAGGTTGTGGACTCTGTATCCAGCAGCCAGGTATGTTGGCTATGCGCTGTCTGGGATGTGGGCGTATGATCAAAGGTCTGCTGGTGTGCTCGCGCAATCGCCTAGCGGTCTCTGTGAGCCAAGCCACGGTAGGAGGCTGTCCAGCCCATTGCTCGCTGTCACTGCGCTGCACAGCGATCACCACGTTCACGCCCCGGTTGGTCCAAGGTTGTGGACGCAGTCGCAACTGCTCAGCACGACCAGATCGTATCTCTCCAGGATAGCAGTTGATGCCAGTGCCATTGAGACCCAGCTTCCAGGTATGGCCACGCTGTATCATGCCCACTTCTACCACGATCACTGGCTTGCCGGCAGCGCGGAACGATTGCCATATGCGTTGATTTTCTCGCATGCGCCCATGCCATAACACGCTCCAGATCACGGCCACATCTGCACCGCTGTCCATGCTGTTGTGAGCTATGCCCAGTCGATCCAATCCTGTGCGTATGGACTGGAACACTGGTGGGCTGTTGAGCGCACCATATTGATCAAATATACCTATTCTCATGTTTGCCATTAAATAGGTATATATGTTCAAAATCAACTCACTGTGGTATTCTGCGGAACCCGCTGAAGGTTTCTTTAGTCAACGCATAGATGAAAATATCGATGTGTATTACCAAAAACGATATAGATGCTATGTGTTTGAACACATCCCTCGCCGCCGCGTGATGATAGATGTGGGAGCCTGTATAGGAATATTTGCTCGTCCAGCCGCACATGTGTTTGAAAAAGTGATTTGTTTTGAACCAGTGAGCCGTAATTTTCAAGTGCTGGAGAAAAACATGCAGGGTCTTTCCAATGTGGAACTCTATCCATTGGGACTCAGCGATCGACCGCAGCATGCCATATTTGATCTTATGCCCTTAAAGACCGGAGAGACCAAGCAAGTCGAGGAATTCGTGCCCAGGCCAGATCATGAAAAATACGAAGGAGATCTTGTTACTCTGGATTCTTTTGGTTTTGATCAAGTGGACTGGATCAAAGTAGATGTAGAAGGCTACGAAATGCAAGTATTAGAAGGCGGCCGTGAAACCATACAACGTAATCGCCCATGGTTGTTGCTGGAACGCAACGGACAAGATCATGTGCATAAGCAATGGCTCAATGATTTATGCGGTCCTTATCAAGCAGCACCTGTAAAAAGCAAGACCAACACTATATGGATACCCCAATGAAATATGCAGTAGTAACCACATTCCATGCCGCTGGTTATGAAAAGTATGCCAGCAGGATGATCGACACCTTCCTACAGAACTGGCCACAGTCTGTGGATCTTTTGGTTTATCCCGAAGACTGTGTGGTCAGTCAATCAGCACCAAACCTCACTGTGAGAGACCTGCATGGGTCTAGTCCGGAGTTGGTGGCATTCAAAGATCGTTGGGGCAATGATCCGCGTGCTCGCGGCGAAGTGGCCACAGGACCCATAGATGCCAAAGGCAAAGCACCGGGCCTGGGGTTCCGTTGGGACGCCATACGCTTCAGTCACAAGGTATACAGCGTGTGCCATGCAGCCAAGAACACCACTGCGGATGTGCTGATGTGGATGGATGCTGACATGGTATGCCACACACCGATCGCAACAGATTTTATCGATCGCCAGATTCCCGCTGGCACTGGCTTGGCCTACATTGGGCGTGAGCGCAAGTTCTCAGAGTGTGGTTTGTATGCCATGGACTTGAGAGATCCCATCACAGTCAAATGGTTAGCAGAGTTCCAATTGGCCTATGACTCCGGGCGGTTGATGACCATGAGCGAATGGAATGATTGTTGGGTATTTGATCAAACGCGCCAGGAAGTGCAACAGCAACATCCCGAGTGGCGCCAGCTGAATTGGGCTCGTGGCATGATCAAGGGCGAAGGTCATCCCTTGATCAACACAGCATGGGGCGCATACCTGGACCATCTCAAAGGCAAACGCAAACAATATGGTCGCAGCCTACCACGCGATTTGCTGCGCCCACGCTCAGAATCTTATTGGTCCGCGGTGAACTGACTGTAAAAGGCCTTGCTGTGTTTGGCCTTGTAGTGATTTAGATAAGGTCCCAACACAGTATGCCGCAAAGGGGTTTTGTATTCCTTCACAAACTCTTGACATATATCATGATACTCAGCTTGTGGCACATGATTGATAGCAGCGCCTAACACATCATTGTCGTAGAACCTGCGCAGTCCTGAATTGTCTCTTTCGTGATATCTACGGCAGTATTCGTCCCTGAACTCGGCAAAATTTTTGTGCCCGCGATTCATGGCAAACACACCAGTCTCAGGCACCAACCATCTGCCAACATTACCCGACTTGTCAGTGTTGTACCATACGCCCATGTAGGTGGCCAAGTAGTGTTTTTTCAACAGTGGTCGCCATTGTGTCCAACCAATGTCTTGTTGCGTGATCACATCCGCATCCAACCATATCACCCACTTGCTGGTGCTGTGATGCATGGCATGCATCACGCTGTAGGCTTTCTTGGCAAAGCGTTTGATGCTGTCATGACGATCTTCGGCCTGGAACTTCGAGTAATCTGGATCCAGCTGATCAAAACCAATCTGCTGTATGCGACCATTCTCAAATGGCAGACGGAATCCTTCCACATAGCAAGTGAGCCGGAAATCATCTCCCCAGTGCCGTAGCCAAGATTCCACACAGTCACGGCCAATGAGATCATAGTAGTGTTGATTGAAACTGGTGATGACTTCTATCACAGCTGAGCCCACTTTCGCATGTGTTCCCAACACCGTCCTGAACGCAGATCTTCGTGGCTCCAATGGAATTGGCTGATGCGTTCCACCCACTGCTGCCGATCAGGCATGTTGGGCATCTCGATCAGTCTCAATTTGGTGTTAGCTATGTCTTGACATTGGCTGCGCTCAGGATCTGTGACGAACACCGGGATACCTTCGATGGCAGCACCCACAGTGGGACTGGAATTATGATTTACCACTGCCCAGCAGTCTTTCAAATCATCCATTAGACTACTGCCGTCTCGACTGGGTGCGATATGACCCAGCTTGCGGCCCATGCACAGTTTGAACAAGCGTTCAAGATGCTTGATGCCACGCTTGTCTCCGGGATGTGCTCGCACACGGATGGGACGATCGGAATACTTCCTGAGTTCAACTATGGTTTCCAAAGCCCAGGTAACCACGCTGCCACCGCCCATGCTCCAACCACCATCACGCTGCAAGCACAGCAAGATGTGAGTGCCCGAAGTGCGATAATCTTTGAGGCAGACTCCCAACTCATCCTGTATGATCTCCCAGCGACGTGGATCAGGTTCATGATCACAGTATTCACCAGTGTTGGGAAATATACCATCGTAGCTGTAGCGCAGCCAATAACCGGGATTGGAGGTGTCTTTGTACAAAAACAAATTGCTGTCTGCTATGATAGTGCGCTTGTGGTCTTGTGTTTGACGTTCTACTATTTCGCGACGCAACTGTAGATGAGGACTGTCCTTGCCATGCTCATGCACCCAGCCCAAGATCACTGCCACATCTGCTGGTTCATGTGTTGCACTATCACTGACTATGCCGGTATCACCGCAGCGATTCACGCCTTCGATGAAATAGCGCAGGGTATTGTTCTTGTCCAAGTTCTTGGCCACTGATTCGGGCGTCTTAGATTTGGGCAAGGTATTGAGATATGTGACTACCTTAAGATTCATTGAGCATCCTGTATGCTGTGCCATCCTTGAGTTCTTTAACGTGGAACTGGCCGTAGGCAAGATGGCAAGCCCAGGCATGTCTTTTGTCATCATCGGGCCAGTATGGCGTTTCAATTTGGCTCAGGCTTTGATTGGACACAGGGGCAGCAGCATTGCATGGTGCCAAAGTAAACGCGGGCACTCCCAACACCACTGCTTCAGTAGCAGCCACGCTGTTGAAAGTGACCAAGGCATGCACATCTTTGATCAATACCTTTTCCAAAGGATCTGAATGCACACGGTCTTCACGTTTGGCTGCACGCTCGCGCACGATCACAGGACGATCTGTGTGCTTTTTGATCTCGGCTACTGTGTCAGAGATCCATTGCTGTCGATCAATGCCATAGAACCTGCAGGGCTTTTCGTCAGGTGCTGCCACGATGATCTGTCGTCCTTGTCTGCGGGGCATCAAATTCACGCCCAATTGCCGTAATCGATCATCGGGTCTTGGCACTATCTCTCCATGCTGGAGATCGTTCTTGACTATGCGATGCCACAGTTTGTCCCCACGTGGATTCCTGGCGCTTTTGTTGTTGCCAAAGTATCCAGTATCCATGTAGTAGAAAGTCTTGCTATCACGCCAGCACTCCTGCATGATTTTGTATTTGAGTATGCCGCGTAGCACCACAGGGCGATCATCTACCACCACATCATAATAGTAATCAAAATTATCGCTGTTATAGGGTTCCACACCCGCGCTGCGGGCGAACATGTTGATGTATTCATCCTCTCCGTGCTTGCTGAGGAATAACCAATTGCAGTTGGTCATCATCTGCGCTCGATATCTTCTTCCACGCAGCGTGGACCATACTGTATCTCCACCACTCGCAGCGGCTGATCAGTTTCATTGCACAGTTGGTGCCACTGTTCACGGCTGATGTGTATGTGATCAAACCGATCATATGTGCCCAAGAGATCCATGTCTGTGCTGCGATCCAGGCTGTATACCTTGGCTTGTCCTTCTGCCACGAACCAATGTTCTGCGCGATCTGTGTGACGCTGCATGCTGAGGCGCTGTCCTGGCTCTACTACCAGTTCCTTGACCTTGACTTGTTGGTCTTGTTCATGCAGCACACGATAATAACCCCAGGCGCGTGGTGTCTTGGGCGCCTTCCACTCTGTGAGTATCCATGAGCTGGAGTTCTTTTTGTCCTCGCCACCCACGCCAAACACAAACTCAAGGTTGGGATCTTGGATATCCATCTCGGGAATGTTGGCATCAGTGCGGTCACCACCATTGGCGAATATGATACGGTCTTGTGGATAGCTCTGGCGCACCATCCAGATGGCATTCTTGGCCGATCCATCTGAGTCATCAAAGTCTATCACAAAGTCCACACCTGACATGGCACGCAAGATAGCAGCACGTTCCATGAGTGGCATGAATGCTCGACCTTTTTTCCTGCCCAGCCAAGCGTCAGAGTTCACGCCTACCACCAGGATGTCTCCCAGCTTTTTGGCCGCTTGCAGATATGCGATGTGTCCTGAATGTATGGGATCAAACCCACCAGTGATCAATACGATGGTCTTCATGAAGATATTTATATGGGTAGATATTGATAAATACAAAATGCGTCGCGACTATCCTTGGCTCCCTTATGAATATCAAAAGTTTTCTCAGAACTGGGAAGATGGTATAATTGAAAAATTATGCAGCTTCCTCCAACATCCCAATCACAGCGCCATCGAGATAGGGTCTAGTGATGGGATCCAGAACATGATACACAACCTGATTGAAAATCATGGTTACCATGGTCTGGGTCATGATCTGCTGCCACAAACATGGCGCCATCCACATTACACGCATTCGCAAGGTGCCATACAGCTGGACAACTTGCAGCACATAGTGGCCCAATGGCCAAGACTGGATCCAGATTTTTTCAGTCTCGACATCGACAGCTATGATTTTTGGGTGCTGAAAAAACTGCTGTATGAGTTTGACTTTAGGCCCAGCGTGATGTGCATTGAATATCTTGGATACTATGGTCCCGACACCATCTGTAGCGTGAAGCCTGATTTGTATCGATACAGGAATTACAAATGTGGTGGCAGTCTCAAGGCCTTTCGGAAACTCACAGAAAAGTTTGGCTACAAATTTTTCACCTGTGATACCATGGGTGTGAATTGCTTTTTCTATTTGCCCGAACGCATGCGCGATGTGCAAGCCATTGAACAACTGCCTGTGCATGAATGGGCATGCTATCCAAGATATCAAGACCTCGTGATAGACCCAGCAGACCCCCAAGTTGAGTTTGACCAGCATACGTTGTTGGAACATGAATAACATAGTCTGGGTCACGGGGTTCAACGAAACCTACTACAAACTGGTTTTTGATCGTGTGCGGAGCACCTGGGATCTGCTGTCCGGTGACAAACGATTTTATCTTGATCAGCCCATAGCAGACTTGAGCAGCAACAACACTAGATTGTCCAACATAGATCTTGCATCTTGCCCCAACTACTTGTCAGGCAAAGAAACCAAATTCTGGCGCAAGAGCCGCAGCATCATCCAGGCCATAAAAGAGAGCCGGGCACATTACGACTACTGTGTGTGGATTGATGCAGATGTCAGAGTCTTGAAATCTCCTGCTGGTGCTGATATTTTCCCGGCAGCTGATCAACTGTTCAGCGTGAACAACAAAATCATAAGCAATCCACCCACCCGAGAACAAAAACTACAAGACATCTATCTGGTAGATCTAGGAATAGACACAGGATTCCTGGCATTCAATCTCAAGCATCCTGACCTTGACAAATTCTTAGACCTCTATGAAAAATACTGGCACACTGATGCCATGCGGCAAATGATCAGGAAATACGATACCTATGCATTGATGGACATAGTGGACCATCACAACATGGCGTATCGCAATCTTTGGCGGGGCACCAATACCGCAGGTAAACACTATTGTGGATTCGAAGATTCGGAACTTGAACAATATTTTTATCACCATTGGGGCAAAAAGAACAAGGGCATGCTAAATGAATTGGATTGATACTTTTCGCGATGAATATCGCACACCTTTAGATAGCCACGGTAGTCATCCCAAGTTTGCGCTCAAGCGTGGATTACAGGATGGTCTATATCTTCGTGGCGCAGGATTTGACCTGATGTTTTCCCTGTTGCTGGAACAAAATCTTCCGCAATATCACATCATCGAGACTGGCACCATGCGCAATCCTGGCAACTGGAAGGATGGCCAGAGCGCGTTCCTGTTCACTGAATTCGTCAAGCACTATGGCGGCTGGGTGCGCAGCGTTGATATTGACGGCCAAGCCTGTGACACGGCACGCAAGGCCATCAACTGCGATCAATTCACAGTCACATGCAGCGACAGTGTCGCCTACCTAAAAGGTCTATCGGATCTGGGCACTGTGGATCTGTTTTATCTTGACAGCTGGGATGTGAAGTGGCACAACGATCATGACAGCGCAGAGCATCATCTCCGAGAATTCCAGGCCATCGAAGCACAGCTCAAACCCGGGGCTGTGGTCGCCATAGATGACAACGCCAAGTTCTTGGAATCATCAAAGAGAACCGGCAAAGGCCGCAGGATAGTGGAATATCTCGCAGACAAAAACATCCATCCCAAATACGATGCATATCAGATCATCTATCAATTCTGACCATGATAATTGACACCACTCTATTCAACGATGAGTTTGACATGCTGGACATACGGTTGGCACTGACCGAGAGTTATGTGGACCGCTGGGTGATCTGCGAAGGTAACCGCACCATAAGCGGCAGCCCAAAACCTTGGCATCTGTCCAACAACATGGGTCGTTATGCCAAGTGGGGTGACAGGATCAAGGTAGTGCAACTTGATGTGCCCGAATCTTGGGGCAACTGGGATACTGAAAACGGCCAACGTGCTGCATTGCTCAGTGGTTACAGTGATTGCAGTGACGATGATATCGTGATGCACAGCGACCTGGATGAAATATTGAATCCTGAGCTGTGGCCCGACATAGTCAAATTGTTGCTAACAGCGAATCAACCAGTGACTTGTAGCTTGGACATGTATATCTGGCGGTTTGATCAACGTGTGGATCGCAAGTGGAACGGAAACGTGGTAGCTCGAAAACACATGTTCCAGGATCCATGCAAACTGTATAAAGGTCTTGGTGCAGGAGTGGGGCATGCTCAAAAGAAAAAAGATCGCAGCCATTGCGTGCCTTTTGCTCAAACTGCTGGCTGGCATTGGGGATGGATGGGCAACGATCAACGCATACGCAACAAGGTGATCAGCTGCATCGAAAGCCAGCATCGCGATCCCGAACAGGTGCTGGGTGCATTGAAAAATCTTGATCCAGCCGCAGCGATCAATCACAAAACAGCTACCCGGTTAGTAGATCCACAATACCCCGCCCAAGTGGATCAGGTGTTGCGTCAATATCCCTATTGGACCAATGCAGCCAACTGATGCTGTGGACTGCGCCTGTGTGATACACGGCACTGCCTACGGCTGGCAGTATGTGGACCGATTGTATAACATGCTCACACGCAACGTCACAGCACCTGTGCGTCTACATGTTTATACCGAAGCCAATAGACCTGTGCCCGCACACATGATCAAACATGTGCTCACTGATTGGGGAGTGAGCGGACCCAAGAAGTCATGGTGGTACAAATTGCAGATGTTTAACACCCAGCATCATCGCGGCAACTTGTTGTATCTAGATCTAGACACAGTGATAGTCAACAACATTGATTGGATATTCCGCCAAGACACTAAGTTTTTTTGGAGCATACGGGATTTCCAACACCTATACCAATCCACTTGCACAGATTTAAACAGCAGCGTGATGTGGTGGGACACCACCAAATACGATTATGTGTGGCAAGAGTTTGAACGTCGTGGAGCCGCCCGGGTCATGGGTCAATATCGTGGTGATCAAGACTATATCACAGATGTGTTATCCATCAGCCATCGACGTTATCTAGATCGCATACGCAGCTGGCGTTGGCAATGCTGGGATGGTGGATACGATTTCCAGAAACGCACCTGGTATCAACCAGGCGCCGGAACCAATATCCAGGACACAGACATCTTGGTGTTCCATGGTCGACCCAAGCCTGCAGATGTGCAAGACCCTGTTATACTGGAACATTGGCGATGAAAATACGACTCATAGGCAAGCGCAACAATCTAGGCATAGGAACCCACTATGGCTGTTTCGCAGATGCACTACGCCGACAGTGGTCCGGACATATACAAGAACTAGACTTTGAAAATCACTCAGCCTTGTGGGCAGCGGTACAAGAAAGCCAGCCCGATGATATCAATATCTCGTTCGTGAGCATGCCACTTGAAGAGCATTTCCAAGGACACAACATCCAATGGATAGTGTTTGAATCCACCGTGATTCCTGAACTGGTGCTCAAGACCCTGCGTGAAGCACAGTGGGTATGGGTGCCCAGCAGTTGGGGTCGTGACACCTTGATCGCCAATGGCATCAGTGCCGCCAAGATAGATCTAGTGCCCGAAGGTGTGGATCCCAACCAATTCCAACCTTGCGACATCCAGACTCACGCACCGTTTCGTTTCCTCACTGTGGGCAAAGCTGAACGGCGCAAGAGCCTGGCCGAGACCATGATAGCATTCGCCCAGACCTTTGGCACTGACCCTGATGTGGAACTGGTGGTCAAGACTGATCATTTTTTCCATGCTGGCCTGCGGCACCAAGAACTCCAGGAGT